TGATAAAACAATACTAGATCTAAAACTTATTCTTGCAATATATTCGTCACCAGCATTTAATAAATTCTCATAGTCCCCACCTGCACTATTATTTAAACCTTTAAGTCCAACATATGTTTCCACTTGATCATTAACAGCAATTTTGCCACTATATGAACCATATATTGTATTTGAAGATTCAATAGAAAGAGAGTTATTACCAGTATCACCAGTCTGGGCATCCCAAGACTCATTTCCGTTTGTTGCTATAACAATAGCGCCACCGATGCTCTTAGTAGAAAAAGAATAAAGATCAGAAGTATTATTTTCAAATGTTCCTAATCCATTTAAAATAATATTTTCATCTTCAAGAGAAAATGATGTATCTACTTCTCTCACTTTCATTGAACTAACAGTAGAATTCGCCGTCGAATTAACATATGGTTGTACTACTTGAGCTTTTTTGCCTGAAGTCTGTCCAATAACATATTCACCAAATCTATATTTTCCCTGAATATTTTCCGCAAAATTTAAATAAGCTAACTCAGCAGTATTTTTTCCAGTAATAGGATCTTCAAACTCATATGATTTCTTTCCTAATATAGTTTGATTAGATGCTTCATAAGTTGGACCTTTTAAATAATCAATTCCAGTAGTTATAACCTGTACATTTGAAATTGCACCAAAAGAAGTATAAGTATATCCTGTTGCTCCATAATAACTATCAATAGAATAAGTATTATCTCCTAATTGATTTTCTTCTATTTCATAATAGCTAGCTGGTTTGATTGAAGAAATTTGAAACAATTGGGATTTCCCAGGAACTGCTGTAGCGTTTGCACTATAATATAGATCACCATAACTATTTTCAACAAAGTTAGAGGAGCCTGCATGTTCAATTACATAAACAAAACATGTAGTGTTTACTGATGGTCCTGCAATTGTTCCTTTAGTTCCTGTTTTAGAATCATATACATAATAGCCTGCTTGCATATCATCTTCAAAATTCTTTGTATGAAAAAGAATATTATCACCTGCGTCTGCTGTACCATCTGTACTATCTATTAAAATTAACCCATCACCTTCTTCAAGTAAAATATTTGCGCCGCCATCTTCAGTATCTTGATTTATTACCTCAGCAACCCAAGTAGTTGAATTGCTTGAACTAAAATGTGTATTAATATTTTCAGGATATCTTACATCACCTGGATCATCAACAGAAAATGAAAATGCATTTAAAGAAATAGCAGAAGGAGCTGAACCACCGTCAGCAGTTGAAATAACTTTATCAATTGTTGAATTAGAATCTCTAAATGTTCCTGTTTCTAGAATTCCACGAATAGCACCAGTATGATTGGTACCCTGTGTACCAGCGCTATTAACTATTAACATTTCACCGCCCATATATCCATTACCACCATCATCCACAATAATCTCATCAATTGCGCCATTAGCTGTCGCGGATACACGTGCAACTGCACCTTGTCCGGCACCTCCTTTTATTACCAATTCATCGTTAACTTTATAAGCTGTACCGTTACTTACAATTGTAATTTCACCAATAACAGCAATACAATCTCCTCTAGAAGAACCTGCCGGAAATGCCATTGCTTTCACAGCATCAGAAGAATCAGGACTGTTCATAAGTTCAGTATCAACAAATGCTTCAATCGTTGCTATTTTTTCGCCAGGTTGAAAATCAGAATAGATATCAAAACGGGCATCATACCCTTTAACATAATCTGTCAAATATAATTCTGTTACTGCGGTTGAACCTTCAATATATGCAATAGAATTATCAACAGTTGCTGTGGCTTGAGAATCTTCACCTTTAATAACTTTACTATTAAATTCATCTGGATTTATAGCGGTACCAGTATACAATTTAATCGACTGCGATGAACTCCAGTCGCCATCAGAAGGCCTTAACAATCTTTCTTTTGGATATATAAAACTTAATTGATCAGAACCATATACTGTTCTCCATAACCAAAGAAAAGAATCTTCTGTACCTCTACTTCTATAGATATCCCTTGCTGTTTTAATTGCTTGTCTTAAATCCCCAATTGCATCGAAAGGAATATTTGATAGGAAATCTTCTCTAAATTGTTGTAACATGTAGTTATCAGCTGCATCAACATCGGTCATTAAATCTATATCGGCAGCACCTCGAAGAGGATTTCTCAATAAATCTATATCCGTTTCGCCTACTGAAGCTTTTGCACGTGTCAATTTACCTCTAATAGATTCTCCGTGTATCAAGACTCTTCCATTAATAGGTCGTGCGAATAATAAATGTGGATCTAAATTATATTTTGGAGATGCAGTATTTGCTGTTTCTAAAAATTTACCGGCAGGTTCGTTTTTTCTTTGATAACCAGTTACTATAAGTTGAGCACCGGATGTGGCACCTACAATTATTTCACCAATAGCAAATGTAGCATCTTCCCCTCTTTCCGATTCAACTATAATTTCTGTATTAGCTTTCCCATCTTCTGGTGAATCTTCCTTTACAATTCTGGAAGCGGCTGTATATGCAGTATATGCAGCGGTAGGAGGATCTTTTATTGCTATACCATAGTTACCACCATTTGCTCCACCTTTTCTCGGCATATAAAATACATTACCCCTTAGCTCTTCTAATTCCAATTCATAAATTACACCATCATCAGAAGCGGCTATAGCAGGCGCCTTATTTCCATAAACAGGAAAGAAGTGACCAAATTGCAAACCAGCATCAGTTGACTCTGCACCATCTGAGGGTTCATAAACAAGTTCTCTTTGATCTATAGCAGTACCTCGAACAAAATATGCACCATCGTCATCTTCTTGTACAATATTATATTCGTCTAATTCTAAATCAGTATATTCTATTTGATAAGATTCTAAAAATTCAAAATACTTTGTCATGAAGACAGGGAGGTTACTGCCTTCTTCAGTAAAGAAAGCTGGTAATTGATTTTGTATTATTTCAGATATTCTATTATCAGCCATTATGCAGTATTAGCTCCAAAAATTACCTGCGCGGGGGTTTCATCAGATGTTGCCATTTGGAAATCACCTGTACTTAATGTGGTATCAGACATCATATTAACTTGGATATCTTTCTTTTCAACTATAATAACTTGTTCTCTTATAGGTGTTATATCCAATACATTAGTTTGTACATATATTTCAATTGTATTATTATTTACAACAGCCTCAACTGTTATAGGTTTAAATGATACCAAAGTCATCTTACCTGTAGTATAATCTAACGTTCCAACATTGGAATTAATAACTGCGGTTTCACCGGCGGCTTCTTTTACAACTTGAATAATACCATCTTTATCGGCTAATGTACAACCTGTTTCTGTAACCTCAGTTGCTTCATTAATATATTGAAATTTTGAAGAAGTCAATGTTCCTTTATAACCAACATATGGATATTTTAATTGATTAGAAAAATTTTGTGCATAGTTGAAAGCTTGTGCTAACTCTACTACTAATCTCTTAAATAAAAGAACAGTTGTTTGGTTATTTAAAATAGCTGGATCTGTATTATCAATTAAAGTAGTTAATCGTGAATACCTAAATCTTAAATCAAATTTTCCTAATTCATTTTGATTATAATTTAGAGCCACATTAACAATATTTGCTCCTATTTGATCTGCAGATTGAATAGTTTTATTTGGGTCATATCTAACATCTGAAGTAATTTTTAGATAAAGATAATCAGGAGCAACAATCTCTGGTGTTACCGAAACCATATTTTTTCTTAATAAAATATCATTTTTAATTGCATTTTTATCTTTTGATGTTAGGTATAATCCACTCTTGGGTTTTACTGCAATATAAGCTTTTCCATATCTTGGCGGATCATTTTGTTCTCCACCCCAACATGTTACCGATTCTGCGTTAACCCACTCTTTTTCTACAATTCTTTTATAATCATTTAATGTAACTGCTCTATTTTGAGTTTCATATAATTTAGGAGCACCATATTTTATTTCTTCTATTGATTCTCTTACAGCACCACCATAACCAGCAGTTGTAGTTACTACAGAAACTTCTGCATATCCTCCTATTGTATCAATAGCCTGAAACACACCAGCTGAATTTGTAAGATCTCCATCAGAAATATTTGATGTTAAAATAACTTGACTTCCATCTGCTGGTCTATAACCTACTTTATTATCACCAAATTGTACTTCGAATCTACCATCAAATTCTTCATATAAGAAATATACTTTAGATGTTGCTGTTACTTTAGCTGTATCTGACACTAGTGAATAGGTATCTATAACTGTAGCAGTCGGCGAAGCTTTTACGGTAACCTCTAATGTTGTAACATCAGTCTGCGGATTAGGTAAAAGAAATTTTTGTTCTTTGTTAGAATAATCAACTGCATATTTGTGAGTTAATCTTATGCCTTGATTTAATTGCACATCAGTGACAGTGAATCTTCCATCGGCTCCAATTATAGCATTATACGAATTTGCAGTAGTAAAAATATATTTGTTCTGATCTATAGTAGCAGAAAATCTTTTATCTTTTTCTACAACCATTGTAGTTGCTTGATCACTAGGAGTTATTTGCAATGTTACTATTGCTTTTGTTCCTTGAACAGAACGAGGCGTATAGCCCATCTGTTTAGCTTTTTGCACAACAGAATTTCTAAGCTCCGCAGTATCTAAAAACATTTCATTTGCTAACATGTTTAAATAAAATGAATTATAATAAGTATTATATGCTAGCATATCCATTATTACGTCCAATCCTGAGCCTGCAAAGTCAAAATTTGCAAATTCACTTTGACTTTTTAAAAAGGCTATCATATTGGATTTGATAGCCGGCATGTCCAGTTCTGAAACATTTAATTTCGCTACATCTGTTGCCATTCCTTACCTATACAAAAAAGTTTCGAAAGTTTCGTCAGTTTGTTGCCCTAACATCGTAAAAATAATTTTTATTTTATAAGTATTTCTATCTGGCTCACCCATTACAATTATATCCCTTATTGTACAACGAGGTTCTAGCATTCTTAAAGAGTCTGCAATTTTTCTAACGAGTCTATTTTCTGTTAATTGATTTATTGGTTCAAATAATAATTCTTGAACACCTGCCCCAATTTCCGGATGACCTAATCTTTCATTTGATCTTGTCTGCAGTATCTGACGCATAGACTGTTTTATCACAGTTGCGTTCTTTGTTTTAATAATATCCCCTGTTACAGGATGGGCTTTAAAGGATATATCAACATCAGAATAGATAGTTTGTCCGGTATTTTCATCATACTCTATTTCTGTGTATCGTGTTTGTGCCATAGATGTTCCTTATTCAATCTATTTATATTACCAACCCTCATTAGACAATTTGTCCAGGTGATCATAAACCTCATCCGCCTGAGCATTAATATCAGCCAAATAATCAAGAAATTTATTTCTACTATCCTGTATCTTATCTTCTTGTGCCTTAACTTGTTTTTTGCCAATTGATAACTCAAAATCCCATTCATCGTGATATAACAAGACTTGATACGGGGAGTCACCTCCTGCTTGAATAGCAGAATCAATTGCTATATGTGTATCATCAATAACTTCCTGAATATACTTAGTAAACGTTCCTGTATCAAGGGTTACAATTAAAAGATCATCTTGTGAAACACCAATAGCATTCCAAGTTTCTGCTACAGATTCTTGTTCTTCTAATAATATTTCTACTCCGCCTCCGCCAATAAATCCTTCTGATAGTGGGACAGTTCCATTTATTTCTATAATAGTACCAAGCGGATATTCATTAACATTCCGTGGTTTCCCTTCGAACGCTGTACCGAACCGTGATCCCCCTTCATGATTAGGTATATCTTTATAATTACCATTTACTTCAACTTCTGAATAAGTTGAAATAGTATTTGCCTTGGCTGCAAATTCACGTAATCTATATCCTGGGTGATAATAATGTGAAGTATTTGCTCTATTTTCAGGCTTATACTTATATTCAGTTTCATTATTATCACTTAAAGTTACATCATAAGGTAGTGCTTCTTCTATATCTGGTTCAAATGCTCGATCAAGAATAGCCACTGTTGTATTTGCCATATATTCTACAGATCTTGTTTGACCAGAAGCTGGATTGAGAAGAGACAGAACAGTAATAGTTGTATTTGGTTTAACTCTTCTTTGTCCACCTTCAAAATCATCAACTTCATCTATAAATTCACCTTTTAAAATAAGTAACGATTTACCTTTTGATCTCAAACTACCAGGTTCTGTGTCTACATCTGGTGTCTCTTGAATCATTGTAATTTCTATTGTAATCAACATTTCTTTGATTCTTAGAACTAACAAATCTAATTCTTCTATATCTACATCTCTTAGCTCTACAAGACCATCATAAGTAGCTTTATTTGCACCATGTGTAATAAACGCTGGTGGCGATTCCAATGGATCCATTGCTCCATAAAGAGGAACATCCATAATCTTCTTTCTTAAACTCGCTGCACCAGGTGAAGCACCATTTAATTTAACTAAAATATCACCTAAAGCCTTTTTAGTATCTTTCAAAAAATCTATTTTAGCTTTTCTAATTTCTTCAGGAGTTCTAGGATCCCCAATTATAACTTCTTCATCTTCTCCTCCAGCTTCTCCTTCTCCTTTCCAAAATGCTTCATTAATCACATCTTCATCATCCAGATTTTTTATTATAGGAAGTTCACCCGATGTATAATTAACTAAACAGGTATAATTAACACCTTTATAATAAATTTTATCGCCGGCCATATATGTTTTTGTTTCATCAAAAACCGGAGTTGCTAATGCTGTAAGCTTTTCTGTTCGCTTTGCTTCCTCTGCTGTTTCTTGTCGTAAACCAATTACCAATGCCAAAGCTTCAATAGATTTAATTAATGGTCCTCCTGTTGGTCCACCACCTAAAAAACAAACGCCGGCACAAAATTTTAAATTCTCAGGTGGCTTATCAGGTCCTCCTGCGGATAACAATCTCTCTCTAAAATTTGCTGTTCCTCCTAATCGGGGTGCTAAGTATAATGTATATAATCCAGTTGCGGGAATACCTACAGCAAATAATTCTAATATTTCTTCAATTTCTTTACTGAATGCTTGAAGTTCATCCATCTTACCATCTAACCATTTTATAATAGGATCAAGAGTTTTTTGGTAGCTTTTAATAGTTGCGAATATACTTCTTACATGTGTTTCAGTAGTATCTAAAATTGCTCCTAAAGGTGGAATCAATTCTTCTAATCTTTTACCTCTCCAATCTGGTTTTTCAGGTAAAGCATCTGAATAGAATTCATCTACTACTTTCCCGACTATAAGTTCACCCTCAGTGATTTGAACATATTCCTTATCCTGTCCACCTGGATTACCTTTGGCACTTGTTGGATCATCTATTGGATTGTTATGTTTATCACTGGTTCCTGCTGATGAAGTAGCAGGTAGCGCTTCATAAACAATATCACCTTTTTTAAATTCTTGACCAGGTGAAAGGTATGCAATTTCTAATTCTTGGTTTTGATAAGGAACCAAATTTCTATCTATTTTTATTTCTTGATGATTCCTTTTAACCTGTGATTCTGTTAAAGGGGTATTATGGGTATCTGCTTTATGGCCTACTGTTTCTCTATCTTCAATTACCATTTTGTCAGTCGATATAACTTTAGTGACTCTAGCTACTGCTTCGCCCACATTTGCTTTCAGAACTTTTTCTGTTTCTTTAGGGTCCATAATATCAAATTGGCCCATAGTATCATCTTGTTCCACATAAGTTTTTACTGCAGTCGAAGTATCTGGTGCTGGTGGGGTATTTAAATTTACAGAAGAAGCAGTAATAGTTTTAGTACTTACCCAAGATACTTTTATTGTATGTGTTTCCGGTGGATTTAATATTTTTTGTACATCTTTCAGTAAAGTATTGAAACTTTCTAAGTCAATAAATTTATTAAATGTTTGTAAAATACCTGCAAAAACATCAAAGGAAGGGGCCCCTATTATAACAATAATTCCACCTACCGTTGCAGAATTTGAAAATATTGGTCGCCCTGACAGATAATAATCTTCTGACAATAATTGTGTTGTATCGGTTGTAAAAGCTGTATTACCTTTAGGGACATCATTTTTATCGTCAAAAGATCTATCAATTGTTTGTAAAATACCACCTGGAGTTAATTGTGTTAAACCTAACTTCTCGTTAGCATATACAAAGACATTCTCTACAGTTAAATCAACTTCTTTAGGGTTACCATCTGCATCTTTAGCATTAAGTGGATCCTCCCAAGCTGTATCTTTTACATATATTTGTTCACCTGATTCCGCATCCGTTGCCGGAATATCCCCAGCTAAAAGATCAGCTTTTATATATTCTCCTGGACTCTTTTCGGCTGCTTTTGCATAATATTCACCTCCGATCAATAATCCACCTGTAACAGGATTTCTTTGTATTTGATTCGATGTACCAATTGATTTTGAATGAACAGGTAAATAATAAAATCCTAAACCTCTAAGATCATCTAATAGTTTTAAAATTTCTTCTAAAAGTTTATCTAATGCTGCAAATAATGGATCCACCTTAGCAAATAACATTGCCTTATTAATTTCATAAATTGACTTAATAAATGCCGCGTTCTCCTTATGAAGTTGGAGACCTTTTGCTGCCGCCTCAAAAAAGGGTTTTAAAGGACCTAAATCCCCTAAATTTGTCGAAGCCCAAAGATCAGCTTGTGCCATCTTCCCCTTTCTTCACTTTATCTTCTAGCGCAATTTTAATTTCTGTCATCACTTTAGTCTCGAGATCACTTAATTGTTTTAACTTAGACATTAATTCTACTAGTTTTGGATGAGGAACTAATGATTCTGTTTTTTGCCACTGTGGTTCTTTTGTCATATTATTTTTTCAGTTATGCTGCGAAAAAGCCTTCTAACGTTGCTTGTTCTTTAAGTGCGTCTGGATACCAAGGTTGCGGCGCATTTGGTAATGTGATGCCCTGTATTGGTCCTCCTGGAGTAGTATCCACATGTGCATGATCGTGGTCCAAGAGAGTTTTAAAAAGAAATTTTACGATATTCGTTAAAGAAGTTACCTCATTTTTGAGACTAATCTTACCCGTTTTATCAAAACTTAGTTCTGCCATTTGTGTTTTAATTAATAACTCTCCGCCCATACCATTTGACTCTAGAGTTATATTTGCTCCAGATCCCATAGGAGCTTCGCCTAATGTTATTTCACCGAAATTATTTTTCATAGAAATGTTACCAAATGTCGAACATAATTCAATATCTGTCGAGATTGGATCAGTAGGTAAAATAGACAAATAACCAACCGCTGATGACGTTGCTGCTCCCGGACTCGAAACTGGTAATTCATTTACATGAAGTAAAATTCCACCTGTTCCAGCTTTGGCATCTGCACTTCTTAAATTAATAATTCCATTTTGAACTTGAGTGCTCCAGCCGGCTGAGCCTTGACCTAAAAGAATATTTAATCCCATAACTGTTGTTTCTGAACTATGAGAAATATTCTTTGATTCACTTTGACATGATGTAGTAAAAGGTCCCATTGTATTCATTCCAATTTGACCAGCATTTACTGTTTTTGCACCGCCAACATTTTCCGATTGATTTCCTGCTACCTCAACTTCCTGTCCTGATTTCTCTCCCTCTTCTGATGCATTTAAACTTGGATTGTTCCGTGGAAATTTTGTTTGTTGGATTCTCGGAGCAGCCATTTTAATATATTCTTTAGCATTAAATTCAATTCGCTTCGCATTTATAAAAGTTACGCCGTTTTTAGTATACATTTCAATATTGCCTTCTTCGGCCTCTAAATGAACATCGCCGGTACCGCATACCCTAAGCCAATAATCTTCTTTTCCTCCTGTAGCAGCAACAGCTAATTCATATCCATAATCTATCGAAGAAAATTTATTACCACCTATTTGTTCATATGAGTTTCTCAAAACACAGGACCATGCATCTCTGGTTGCTTTATCTACAACATCACCTGTTGGTCCCATTTCTCGGTAGGCGCCTGATCTATGTGTCCAAGACAATCTTTCCGCAGTTGGAGTATCATCCATTTCTATAACATGTCCACTTTCAGTCTGATGAACATGATTATAGGGATACTGTGCAGCATATGCAGACTGTGGTTCCATGAAAGTTGGTCTACTGGCATAATCACTTGCTCTAATACCAAATTTGCCCATCTTTACATCTCTTCTATTTTGTAAAGGGGACTCTGCTCCGCCTTCAACCATTATAGATGCGGGTCCAGGACCAGGTCTTACTCTATTAAAAATTTTAGCAGACATATCCGCTATGCCCCTAGCCAATCTAGGAGTAGTGGGTTCATTTAAAAATCTTATATTAGGAAAGTTATAAGAAAAATCCCAAATATTTTTATCTTCATGTTTATCAGGATCATCAGTACGTTCTGTAATTTCAACGCCCTTATCTCTAACTCGGTTCAGTTTTAATGGAAATTGGGGCACGTCTTTAAATTCAACTGAACCTTCAATAATTGCACCGTTGTCATCTATTTGAAATGGTTTAGGTTGCCAAGTTCGAGGATCATTAAAACCATCACGTGGATCACATGCTCTATCAGGTCGACCAGGCAATGTTCCTAACATAATTGGATCATTGGCATCTTCACCGTCTTTAAAAAAAGATAAAACCCAAGTTCCTGGAACAGGACCAGTAGGACTTGTACCAACCTGTGTTTGTGAAGCAGATGTTATTGGCATTAAAGGAAATGACCAAGGTAATACTGATGTTGGCAATTCTTGTTTATCTCTAGTATGCCAGCCTAAGTACCTTACTTTGCATCTTCCTAGATACAAAGGATCATTTCTATCCTCAACAACACCGATGGCCCAAACAAAGCCAGCTTTTCCCATAAAGTCAGTTTCCATTATCTTTCAATCCTTATACTATGTGTCATATGGTTTCACCGCCCACTACCGCCGGGCGTAATTGTATCGGATGCGCTGGTTGCATCTGTCGTTATCTGCGCATCTTTAACGCCAAGCATTTTATTGGCTGCTTCAGCCTTACTGGTGCCGTCTAATTTCCGGGATGCACTAAGTGCTTGATCCCATGCTGGTAAATCAGAATACCAAGCATCTTTTCTACATTGAACATGCATCATATAACTTTCAGCATTAATAACATGTCTAATTTTTGTTATAATATATTTACCACTTAAAAATACATCCTCTTCTTGATCTTTTCCTTCTTGCAAAGTTTGAGAAGGAGCATAAAAGTTTATGATTTCTCCAACCCTTAAAGATGAATCACCATACATTCTAAGTGTAACTTTAATATTATCTAATTGTTGTAATTGTGAATCTCTTAATTGTACTCTTCTTTCAAGACTACTTTCTTTTATTCCTTTTTCTCTTCCGCCGCCAGCAGCTTTTCTATTTGCTTCAAAAAAATAACCATGATTTAAATCAGTTGCCATAAATTTTATTTTACAGCGTTCACCATTATCATTATCATGTAAAAGATCATTTTTATTTGTACATAATTTACCAGACGCACCAGGTCTAGCCAGTGATAAAGTTAAATCTGGTAATTTCTTTTTTGAAGCTTCCGGTTCTGTGCCGCCGACTGTTGTTTCAGTTTCTACGCCTGTTGAAGGCTCCGGAGCTGAAAAAGGGGTATCATCTCTAAGAATATAACTATAACCTGTAATATCATATCGCATGCGTGTCATATCATGAGTTATTAATTTTGAAGCATACATTCCGGCACGTAAGTTATCAACAATATCAAAGAGCCCATCAATTTCATAATCTATTGCATTACTAAAACCGTTCAGGAGATCTTCCGGAGTTAACATTGGAGTAGGCTTTGCATATATATGTCGCTTAGGTTCACGTTTAAAAACTGATTCTAAACTTTCAAATCTAAAACTAGATAATGTTTCATAAAACATATACAATGCACCACCTGTTTGTTCTGCTGGTGGTACGGAATCCGAAGCGGTTGTAAAAGGTATGTCTTCCTCTTCCGGTTCATTAAGAGATAAAGCCTTTTCTGCTAAATCATCAAAGATATCAAATGGTTTTTTAAAAGGAAATGTAATATCATGAGTACCTTCAGTTGGTTCAATAACTAATGGTTTAACCTTACTCAATCCAACATAACTACTATATTCATTCATTAATGGTTTAACAAATTCTTTTTCATAGATGTCCATCACAACTTTATCAATAGATGATTTTACATATCCTCTACTTATTCTAGTTTTTTCATTAATAACTGCTTCTACAGAAACACAATGTAAAACATAATTTTTAACTCTTTCAGATGTTGATACTATAGGTGACATTGATGTCACTCTAAAAACTTTCTGAATAACACCATCAAAGAGGCTATTTGTTGGAGAACCCTCTCCAGCAACTACACCAGCAGTAGATGCCACAAGTTCAATAAATTCTTCACCAATAAGAGGAATCAATTCTCTTAGTCCATATGATTCCACTATAGACAAATCCATTAATATATAAGGTTTACTTATATCTTCAAATATAGATATAGTATCAAAAGTTGGTGTTAAATCAATTTCTGCATCTACATTAGGTGACAAAAGAACCAATTTTTCAATAAGATAATCTCCAGGAATTCGTGATGCCAGACTAGCCCCGGAAGCTTCTTCTATCGGTGATGTTGTAGGAGTTCTATCAGTTTGTAACCAAAAGGGTAAATTAGTATGGCCAGCTACATGAGGCATATTTTACGTTCCATATCGTTTTTGTTGAGCTTCTTTAAAAATGCTTTCAATATACTGTCTATCAATTATTTTAATTCGTCTATTTCTTTCATTTATTTTAAATTCATAATCGTATTTTGTTATTCGATTTCTTTCCGTATCACCTAAAGCTGTCCATGTTTCATTATCAACTACAACCTTTAATTCTCTTACTGAATCTGTTGCGGGTTGTATAATTTGATGATATTCATGAATAACTTTTCTTGCACGTTCAGATGAACCATATTTGCTCTGAAGCAATTTTCTAAAATCTTGATTACTCAAAGGCCAATCAAAATAAGGATTAAACATCTTATTTGTTAAAAATATAACCCAATCATATTTTACATCTCCATAAATCATGAATGATGTTATATCTGGTCTCTCACCATCTCCAATAGTATGTAGATCAAACGTTACACCTTTATCTATAACGTTCTGTTTTATTAAATTTCTAACAAATATATCAACTGCTGTTGAAGTCTCAAAATATTTACTTTTTGTTATATTATATTCTACTTTTGGTAAATAGCTAAAATAAGACATTAATACCCTTCCTTTACCATCTCTTTGGTCATAATTATTGTTTCTGTAAATGTAAGGGTCATCTTAACTTCAAATGGGTGATTATCCTCAAAAAAGAATGGTATCCCGGCAGCAGCATAATTAATCACACAAGCATTACATACACTCTGTGCTATTTTAAAAGGTGTACCACTACCTTGTAAAGAGGCTCCACCACCGCCACCCGCGTGACCAAATTGAATAATAAATTTACTTGGAAACGCAAAGAAGTTTGATCCAGCACCCCTCTTTGCCTTCGTTCCTGTAGAAGTCTGAGCGTTAGTTACATGAGAATCTGTATAACCTGGTAATGTTGCCATCCTAAATCTCTTTATAATGGCTTGTATCATTTCTGATTCCCCTGGATCTTTAGCTATCATAGGAAATTCAAAAGTAAATTTTCTAAACTTTCCAGGCCCTTGATATAACAAAGACATTTTAGGATTAACAGCAACATTTAAACCACCGACAGCTCTTTTTAAAAAATCATTTTTCCTTATCATTTGTGCAACGCCATGCTCTGCTACACTTTCACCAGTACTTTGATTCATTCCATCTGCAATTCCGGATAAAATGGTTGATACACTCTGCCGACCCGGAGGCCCTCCGCCGCCGCCACCTGTTGTAAACCATGGTTCCAATGTACCAGCAACTCTTTCAGCAGTTTCAGTTAATACCGTTCCTAATCCTTCTTGTTCAGCATATATAGCTTCAGCAGTAGAAATTAATGCTTGCGCGCTCATAGGAAGGGCTACTGTAAAATCTGATGTTGTAGATGTTTTTCCTCCAAAAAGAGAAGGATAAGCTGTAAACTCCACCCAATGTCCTTCAGTTCCGTTCCTAAGATCATTTGGATAGTGTAAATTTTTATCGTCGTCTGAAATTGCCATGTAAAAAAATCCTATTATTTTTATATAAATAGCCTAATATATTAAATTATTTATAACGAATTGATATGGCTTATAAAGGAAAATATAAACCTAGAAATCGAAGCAAATATAAAGGCGATCCTACTAAGATAATTTATAGAAGTTTGTGGGAAAGACGCTTTATGGTATATTGTGATGAGAATCCAAATGTTATTAAATGGGCTAGCGAAGAAGTAGTAATTCCATATAGATCCCCACTTGATAGAAGGATACACAAATACTATCCAGACTTTTGGGTAAAAACTAAAAAACATGACGGTCTTATAGAAATTTCCTTAATTGAAATAAAACCTAAGAAACAAACTGTTCCCCCTAAAGATACCGGTAGAAAACGAAAAAAAGGTAGATTCTTATTAGAAATGAAAAGATATGGGGTTAATGAAGCAAAGTGGAAAGCGGCAGGTGCAGTTTGTAAAAGGAAAAATTGGAAATTTGTTATATTAACCGAGGATCAATTATTGTCTAAATAATACATGGCACTAAAACTATCAAAATTATCAGATGACGCAATTGAATGGTTGCGGGAAAAGTTTAATGAACTTCGTCAGGAATTAACTATTGGTAGATCACGGATGGTTAAAGATCCATTTAAAATTATATCAGAAGGTACTAGAGAAAAAGAAATAAAATTAGGTCATATGTATTTCATGAACTATGATCCTAAATGGAAAAATAAGTTACAATATTATGATAGGTTTCCGCTAGTTATTCCAATTGAATCTTGGCAAAGAGGTTTTATAGGAATGAACTTTCATTATCTACCATATGCTTTAAGAGAAGCATTAATGAAAAAATTAATTGCCAGAATTAACTTAAATGAGGATGATTCAAGGACTTATATAGACATTTCTTACAATGATGTAAAACCTTTTGTTAAATATAAAGAAGTTAAACCAACCATACATAAATACGATATAACATACTCTTCAGGCACATTTATACATGTTACTGCTAATGAATGGAATACAGCAATACATTTACCTGTTGAAGATTTTAGAAAAGCCAGTAAATCACAAGTCTGGATGGATAGTCGCTCAATTATAAAGGCCTTATGAACACTCAAGATTTTTTAGCTAAATTAGATGAGGCGGGCGGTATAGCCCCAATGAATAGGTTTGTGGCGATGATAAAGCCGCCAGGAGATGTTTTTTTACCACAAGGAATAGATTTCTTTTGTAATCAAGCTCCCTTAGGTGCAAGAACAATAGCTACTTCAGATTTAAAACATTATGGTCCTGTCCGTAAAATGGCAAGAGAAAATACTTACACCGAATATCAATTACAGTTTATGATTACTAATGCATGGGAAGCAAGAAACTTTTTCCTTAGATGGATGGATTATTGTGTTCCAACAGAAGATGGGAATATGAGATATTTTAATAATTATTCAGGTGATATAACGGTGCTAGCATTTGATCAATCTAATGAATCGGTTAGTGAAGCAGAAGCAATGACCGGAACTAAATATACAAATACATTCCCAATAAATGTTGATGCTATCAACCTGTCATGGGATTCGAATAACCAGCTTGGTCAATTTAATGTAAACTTTGCATGTCATAAATGGAATACTCTGGGTGGTTCTTCCGGTAGAGCTGCTGAAGGCAGGGACAGATAAAGAATTTAAATGGACTTCGTTATAATTTATTGAATTGGAGATATTATGAGTTTACCAGTAATAGATAATCCGACCTATACGATCAAATTACATAGTGTAGATAGGCCGATTACATACAGACCTTTTCTTGTTAAAGAAGAAAAGCTTTTATTAACAGCACTTGAAGGTGGTGATACACAAGATATTGTCTCTGCAACTAAACAAATTATTAAAAATTGTTGCCTTGATGAAGATCTTATTACAAATGACCTACCAGCATTTGATGTTGAAATGTTATTTTTAAATTTACGTGCACGCTCAGTAGGTGAAATATTAACAGTTGGAATGAGACACCCAGCAGCTGATAAGGATGACGATGTATGCACTGGTGTCACACAAGTTGAAATTAATTGTAATGATATTAAATTACATATTAATAAAGAACATAAAGATCTAATTAAACTTGATAATAAAATATCAGTGCAATTAAGATATCCTGATATTGATAGGATGACAAGACCAGCAGAGGAATCTCAAATGGATTCTATCTTTCAAATTACCAAAGCATGTATTGCTGGAATATATGATAAAGAGGAATATCATGATGTTAAAAATAGTTCGGAACAAGAATTAGAAGACTTTATTTACAGTTTAAATCAAGCTCAATTTGGTAAGATTGTTGCCTATTTTAATACTATGCCTAAATTGAGACATGAAGTATCGTGGAAATGTCAAAAGTGTGGTAAAAACGAAAAGGTAGCCTTGGAGGGGCTACAATCTTTTTTCGGTTAATGCTCAGTCATAATAGTTTAGTTAACTATTATAAAACCATATTTGCTTTAGTGCAAAATCATAAATGGAGTTTGACTGAGATAGAAAATATGATAGTATATGAAAGAGAGGTTTATGTTGCTCTCTTAATTGAATTTATCGAAGAAGAAAATCAACGTATGGAAGAAGAAAGACAAAAATATGCCTGATACGGTAAAAACAGACCCAAAAGAACATGCTCAGCGAAAAAAATGGCAAGATGAGGTATCTGCACAATTAGGAGCAGACGCCATTTCTAGCGGAATGTTTGTAAATCAAATGAAAGATTCATTTGATAAGCAATCACAATTTTGGTCGAACTCAGTTCGCATAGGCGATATGAGTAATACTTTATTACAATCAGTCGAAGCTAATACATTTAGAACTGCTGATCTCTTTGCTGAATACCTTGACTTTATTAAAGATGCTGAACGAAAGCGATTAGAAGCGGCAATGGAAGCGGCTCGTTTAGCTAAAGATAAAGATAAAGATAAAGGTGGGGGTGATAAAGCATTAGGTGACATGGAATTTAGTTGGGGTGGATTGGCTGCCGGGATTGTAGGTGCAGTAGGCGCTGCGGCACTATTATTCAAAGAGTCGTTAGTAGATTTTTTTACTGGTAATAAAATCAAAGGCATATTAGATGATATGAAACTCCATAGGATAGCTTTTTTTAATAAAGTCAAAACCGCCTTGGGATTTCCTCCTAAAGATGTTAAAGATTTAGGAAAAGTCAAAAGTGGTATGTGGTTTAATTTGAAAAAGTACTTTGGTTTTGAACAAAAATTTCCTAATGAACTTACTAAACAAAAGACTGGTTTTTTTGATGATGTAGCAAAGTTTTTAAAATTTGAAAACAATGCGGAAGGTCTTGCATCTGTAAAAAAGGCAAATTTTACTAAAGGTTTAGGTAGAATGATGTCTTGGGCTACAGACACTGAAAAATTAACAGATGCAAATAAACTAAAGTTCTTCAATACACAGAAGAATATGTTAAAGTGGTTAGATAAAGCTGAGGATTTATCCGATGCCGATAAATCAAAGTTCTTAAAGAAGCAATCGAAAATGTTACAGTGGATGGCTGAACATACAGATGGAATCGATAAAAGTAAGTTAAAATTTATAAAAGCTCAATCCAAGATGTTGGCTTTTGCTGATGAAGCAGCAGATTTATCCACGGCAGCAAAATTAAAGTTCTTGAAGAAGCATGCTGATATATTAGATATAGGTGATGGAGCTGTAGATGCAAGTAAAGTAGCTAAAGGTTCTTTCTTTGCAAAACAATTAAAAATGCTGGGATTAGATCCGTCAGATGTTGATGGTATTGAATTAAAAAAACAAGGTATGTTTTCTAAATTGAAAGGTAAAATTTTCAATATAGGTGATGATGTTGCAGAAGGTATAGTAAAAGCAAAAGCAGGTTTTAATACAAAGTTTGGATCATTCTTTAAAATGCCACAATTTGCTGAAGGTAGTAAGTTGATGCAGGTAAAGACTGGATTCTTAACAGCTATCGATAATATCTTTGGCACTATGTTAAAGATTACCAAAGGATTTTTCAAATTAGTAAACGTACTTAATTTCGGGGCTCTTGGATTTTTAAATGCAGAAGCATTAGCTCATCCAATTAAAACATTTAATTCTTTCAGAGATTCATTCAAAGGTGCATTCGGACCTAAAGACGGCGTCATTACAAAAGCCGCAAAAACATTTAAAAGTATAGTTGCTCCTTTAACTGATTGGCTTAAACCTTTAAAAGATATTTTGAAGTTCGTTGGTAAGATCGCAAAAGTTATTGGTAAGGTATTCATTCCTATTGGGTTCCTTTTTTCTGCGTTTGATGTAATAAGTAATATTGTGGACGGATATAAAGAAGGTGGTATTACAGGCGCAATAGGGGCAGGTATAGAGTCTGTATTCGACGATGTATTGTTTGCTATACCAAACCTATTAGGTGAAGCAGTTGCTTGGATATTAAAAAAATTCGGTTTTGAAAATGCAGTAGCATTTATTGATAAAAATCTAAGAGATAAAGATGGTAATTTTTCTTTATTTACTGGTATTAAAAAATTATTTACAATGGCAACCGATGCACTTTACGATCATGTTCTCGAACCAGTTTTTAGCTTCGTCCGGAAGATCCCTCAATTTATCGCGGGATTGATGATGGATATGGGGTTTTTGGGGAAAAAGGCAGCGAAAGGAATTTTTGGTAGCGATTCAAAAC